TATTATTCCTAAGTATATTAGTTTTAAGTATAGAGTTTGTTTTACTGTTTATATATTCTTTTGCTTTATCCATAGTAATTATACATTTGCGTATGTTTTAGTAGTAAGACTATTTTTTGCAAATATTAAACCTTCTGTTGGGTTTAATCTAGCAGAATAGGTATCACTTCCTAATACTTTTTGTATATATATACTACCATCTCCAGATATAGATATCTATGAACCATTACTACATCTAACATATATGTTTCCTTTGTTAGGAGACTAATCCTAAGTTCCGTATATATCTATTAGATAAAAGTCTGGGTCTGTAGATTGAGGCACTCTTAGTCCACTGAAACTATCACCTACTAATATTACTTTACCGTTAGTACTATCTCCTATATTTAATTCATTAACTTCTCCAGAGGAATTCCAAGCGATTTTACCATCTACCAAAGAACCGCTTCCATCAGAATTAATAGTTAATTGATGCTTAGTACCAACCGTATAGTCTAAACCACTGTTATTAACTGTAAATGCATTAGAAGATCCTTTGGTAAACATCAGTAAACCAGAATCATCCAATTGCATAGAAGTATTATTAGAAGAATTACTGTTATCAATCTTTGAATGACTAAAACCACGTAAATCCAAAGTAGTTGTACTACCTCCAGAACTAGGGTCTGCATTAGATAAAGTTATAGAACTATAATTAGAATCTGCAGCTAAATGTACACCTCCAGCTCCAAAATAAGCTTCACCATTCTCAAAATCTAACAAGAAATTAGGTCTAAATGAGTTAGAAGTGTTCATAGGATCTGAAGTATTAATCAAATGATATTCAGAACTATCACCACCACTAGAGTTCTTACCTCTTTGTGAGAACATTAAGTTGTTATTGAATACAGCTCCACCTACTAATGAGTTAGGTGCAATAAGTAAGTCGGTATAAATAGCTTCAAAGTTTTTTAATGGTTCCCATGCACCAGAGGTATCTGTTCCTGGCGATTCGTTATTCTGCTACGTACCAATCCATGTCATTACGGCTTTTAAAAAGAAATAGTGATTGCCTTCAGTATCTCCTCCAGTATCATATACATATGGGGCAGTTTCTCCATCGTTAATATAAGGAGTACTAGTACTATATATACCCATAGGATATGCTATAGGTTGTGAACCTACTGGATCTGGAGTAATTATACCACCCATAGGATTAGGTTTAGACCATGCAGTTTCCATATTATCATTAATAACTCTACACTGAATAAACCATATATAATTATACTCATCTTCATTAGTAAGTTCAGGAACATCCATAGACCAACCTGTAGGATTTCTTTTCCATTTCATAGTGTCATTCCAAGCCTCACCAGTATAAGTAGTTTCAGTACCTTTACAGTATCTGACTTCGTAACCTACTCCAGGAATACCAGAACCACCATTATCACCAGTCATACCAGTCATATAGTATGGATCACACCATTGTTCCATTAATGTGTTATCTCCACCATTAATAAGAGCAAATGTAGCCCATAATACTTTACCACTACTTAACGCTGGTGCAGTAGAACTCCAACCTGTAGGATAACGTTCAGCTGCATTTAACTAAGGAGCAATTTCCCAACTATTGTTTCTAGCAAATCTGTATTCATAGTAGTTACCATCCATGCCTTGAACCTTACCTACATTTACCCAATCACTACCATTCCATACCCACAAGAAACCATCAATAACCCAACCGTCTCCTATCTCATTGCCACTAGTTGGAAGATCATCTGTAGAGTCCAAAGTACCTTTAATAACAACCCCTTGACCAGTTACTTTTACTACAGCTCCCCATTCTATTACAGAACCTGTTTCACCTTGAACTAATGCTACAGATTTCCACCATATACCAGTAGACATATCAGGAGTAAGTACCCAACCATCGCCTGGATGATACGGATCATTACTAGTAGGTTTCTCAGGTTGAGTAGAACTCTATTTAAATGCTTCTACTTGATAATTAAAGTTATTACCATCAAGACCAGGTACACCTGTAATTAAATAAGGTCCTTGCCAACCTCTTTCATCCTCAGGTAATGATTCGTCAATTACTAACTTATTATCAAAAGTAACAAGAGCTTGAATGCCCCATATAGCTTCTTTACCAGTCACAGAGGGCATACCTACGCTCCAAATACTACCAGGGTTAATATTCAATCTATCTGGATCTCTAGGCTTAACATCACTACCAGATGTCTTAGTATACATTACTCTAAGGTGTTGACCATCTTGACCATCATCTCCCCATTTAGCCCATAATGACGGAGAACTAAAGTTACCCCATTTGTGAGTATCACCTTTATACTTTCTTTTACTAACCCATTCATATTTAAACTCTTCACTTACTCCCTTAGGATCATCTGTCCAAGGTTGTTCACCAGGAGCTGATTGAGGTATATATTCATCCTGATCTGGATTATTATCTGTAATCTCTTTAGGAGAAGCAGGTAACTTGGTACGCTGATATATATACTCTACTCCATCACCATCTTTACCATTTACTCCCCATTTAGACCAAATAGTAGGATCACTCCACTCACTCCAACTACCATCAGTTTGTAAGTTATGTGAACAAACCCATTCACATTGATATTGTTCGCTAATACCTGTAGGATGATCAGTCCACCCTTGTCTAATAGCTTCAGTCTGACTATTACCTGTAGGTTTAGTAGGTGTAACTAAACTAGTTACAGTAAGCTTATACACGAATTCAATATTACTACCATCAGCTCCATCATGACCATCTGCACCTGTAAGTCTTACAGGTGTACTCCAAGGTACTACTATTGTACCTTTACTAGAGAAAGTAGCAGTAGACATCCATACATAACCATTAGGGTTACTATCACTACCAGACCATCCTTCAGGATATGTTATAGTGTTAGTATCATAATCCCAACTACCACCTACAGGAGTATCAGGTCTTTCTATACTCTTAGTAGACTTATATGCTATTACTACTCTAGTAGTATCTCCATCTATACCTGGTACACCATCAATACCATCTTTGCCATCCTATCCATCTTTACCATCTTTACCATCTTTACCAGCATCACCAGTTCTACCAGCAGGTATACCAAATGAGAATAAGAACTTATCTTTATCTAAAGATACAGATGCTGTAGGAGTACTTGATTCGTATACATCCTTAATTGCAGCCTTAAACTTAGAATTACCTATAACTATATCAGCTACTGATTCAAGTGGTAATTTATAGTTATTGTCTTTCTCTGCAGTAACAATGTATTCACCACCTGTAGCTTCAAGCTTCTCTTCTAAGTCCAATATCTTTACACCATCACATTTTTGTATCATATCTATTTATTTTATAATTTACAATAACTATTACTGCAATTTCCTGTACTGCAAGTATTGTTAGAACAAGAGTAACAAATACCACTAAATAAAGTAGCAGAGTTACGCTCTTTCTCTAAGTGAAGACATTTATCGTTTTCTGTATTGAAACAATCACCTTTCTGAGTAAGAATAGCATTGTTACAGCAAGTACTAGCTGCACATTTTGGTTTGATAGATATCTCAAGTAATCTACAGATATCTACATATAATTGTAAAGCATCACGATAGTAATCGGATGCTAAAGCATACTCAAGCAACTATCTCTTAAAGACTACTAACATTATGTTCTACATAGTATGATCATCTAAACAAGTTGAACAGTGAGTGTGTAATTTCCTAATCTCTGCCATATATACAATTGAAGGATTGTAGTATATGCCATGAAAATGTATTTCTTCCTATTCCGTAAAACATCTCAAAGTAACGTATTTCATATTCCAATCTAATTCTAGAATATCGTCATTAGTTACAGTTACATTATTTTCGGAATCTACTGTAATATTCTCAGAAAAGCTAATGTTATGTATAGGACTGTCTTCAAGTATGTTCTTTAAATTCCATACTTCATCTATATAAACCTCCTTACTATAGCTACTAAGGTCTACTTCAGTCTCTATCTTAAAGGTCAGTTTATCACCATCTATTTGTATATTTGTTAATTTGTCCATATATCAACAATAAAAAAAGTGGAGAGTGGAATATTCCACAACTCCACTTCTGTAGTTTGTAAAAGGAATCTTATCCCAAATTCAATCTCTCTAACGTGGATTAGGCAATTGTCTTACCAGCAATAAATGACTGAATACCCTTATCTACAATAGAATCAACTAAACTAGGACAATAAACTTCCGTAGTCAACGGAGTAGTCTTGATGTACTGATTATCATTGCTCAAGTACAGGTTATCGTTTTCGATGATGGCATAATCATATTCTGCATCTTCTACTACTTTACGAGCCTGTTCAACAATAGGATATGCACCAGTAAATACGTGACCTTTATAACCCATGTTACGTACTTCTGCATCACGTACTTGCTTCCAATAACCCTTACCAGGATTACCAGCAGTCTTAACAATCGTAGCACCTACAACTGCCTTAGGCTGATTAGCAAGCAATGCACCAGGAATAGTCTCATACAGAGATGCTTCCATAGATACAACGCTGTATTCATTTAAAGAATAAACGCCTTCATTATCATCCTTCGGCATAGCAGTCAAAGTCAGAACTGCAGCAGAAGCAGTAGCCTGTACTCTACGATTCTTGTGAGCGTTAATCTTCTTCAAGAAAGCGTCTACTAAATCTTTAGCTGTAGTAGTTTCAGCATATACTTCATAAGTATGAGTAAACTGCCAAGCAGCTTCATACATATCCTTATAAACGATACGCAAAACGTAACGATTACCAGCAATAATAGTAGCGTTAGTTAAAGTGATTACAATCTTTTCTTCAACAGGAGCTACATATTCGCCAATTACTGCAGACGGTTTAGAAGCTTTCTGAATTTCAGTAGAGAAATCAATATTAGCTTTCTGTGCTACCGTACCATCAGGCATAGTAACATTCATCTTTTCACCTGCTACACCTACATACAGAGAGTTAGCATTTACTGCATCAGCAGCAGTCTTAATAAGAGCCTTATTCTCATCGAACAAAGCAACATCACCAACAGCTAAAGCATCCACTGTAGTGTAAGAAGCCGGAGCTTGTTTTCCAATCAGAACTGAGTGTACTGAAGTTATCATATTAAATGTTTGTTTTTAAATTAGACATTAGCGCTTAGTCTATTCGCTTACTTTCTACTTTCATTATTTCAGATTTCCACGTTGGTAAACGCCTTAATTATTCGTCCTAAGATTTCTTAGAACTTGTATTAGGTATAGTTTGTACTATCATTTGAACTGCTAGATCAACTATATCCTAATGTGTATTTTCTGGAAGATCTGTGTATTCTTTAGTAAGATCGCTTACGTTACCCAGATCTTTTGCTTTTCTTAAGTAGGTAAGTTCATAAGAACTTATATCATAATTACCATCAGTATATAATACAATTTTATTGTCAGTATATACTCTAATAGGTTTTGCTTGATTATAACGCAATTTATGATCTGATAGGCTATTACTTAGTCTAGAGCTTACTGTCTCTATTGTAGCCTCTATTACATCAGACTCATGAGTAATTAAGTTATTACATTTATTATCCTTTATACTTATGTATACGTTTTCACCAAGTGCAAACATATAATCTTCAGGATAATTGGCTTCCCATTTGTTACCTAACTTACTAAAATTATAAGTAGTATAATCTTTAGTATTTACTAAAGTACGTATGTTATCAGTAATCTCTTGATTCCTCTAGAATACTCTAAAATTCTATTTAACATATTCGTCTTTAGCTCTATTTATAAAATGAAACAAAGTATCTGAAGGAAACTTAATAGCTTCATTATAACTAGGTATGATATTATTTAGCTGCCTCTCTACATTAATCTAAAAACTCCTCTCTGTCATAATTATTCAGATACTTGGTTTAACTAAAACTTAGAAGATTGTCTTTGAGATTCTATATTCTCTAAAGCAATTACTACAGCTCTATTAATAATCTCATACATGACATCCTCAGGAAAATCTAATTCTTGTTCAGGTTTAGTGTAGTCAAACTTAGTTGGTTTCTTAACATAAGTTAGATCTACTCTATAGAACTCTGTATTATCTTCTACTCTTGGAGCATACATAGGATCCTGCATTAAAACAGGATCTACATATACTAAGAGTTTATCGTTTTCTAAAGTAGCTACTGGATTCTCTACCCAAGGTATATTATTATAAGTCTGCTTAAAAGGCTTTACTACTTCATGGCTAGTAAGTACACAGTTAGTCTAGAATTGTCCATACTTAAGTAATACACTAAGTATAGTCATTCTATTATCTTCATCATGAACGTCTTCTAATGCATACTCATTATAGTCTGTATGTACAGCATGAAGGTTAACATCTGTAGCTATTAACTTCTCTATTTCAGATAAGTTAGATACAGAACCTTCCAAACCTACTCTTAATGCATTGTTACCAGTAATCTTATTACTTAAGATTTCTAACTATGCTTGATTAAGAAATAAGTCTACTTCTTCATCTAAGAATGCTGGGCATCCACCATAAGCAATACCTTCTGCATTCTTATCCAGAACTACCTTGAAAATTATATGAGAATCTTTATTGGTCATTACTTAGATTTAATTTGTTTATAACATTCATATAGCATCCATATACAATCCGCTTTTCTAGTACCTTTTAATTTGGTAAACTTCTAATTGAGGTTAAACTAAAGATTACCATACTATCCAGTTAACTCGTGTATTCTAATATTAGCTGTCTTGTAGTCATAGTAGTAGTTAATTACTTTCATCTATTTATCCAGTTGTACTATCAATGGCTCCTGCAATTGCATAGAATTATAGTCTTCTAGATACATCCATATATAACCTCCAGTTATTATAGACTTTCTATCTCCTCTTAAATTGTATATTTGGCTTCCAAAACTATTGCAAATATCTTTTTTGTATTCCCAAATTTTAATAACTTCATAGCTATAGGTTAGCTATACTATTTTCTTTGCATTCCTTTGATGCGATTTAACTCTAGAATCGTGTTGTCTTTTTCTATATTCTTCATCTTTCCACTTAGCTTTATTAGCTTCAGAGATTTTAATCTTAGTAGAGTTTTTAATTTCTCTAGCAATGCTACATCCATCTCCTCCGTTAGTACAGTTGTAACCTTTATCAGGATCTGTAGAATTGTAATATCGAATCCAGAACACCTCACGATCGTTTAAACGACTTGGATCACAAGCTTCAATTATTTCAATTTGAAAATTGTTATAACCGTATTTCTATAGAGCGAATTGTAAATGATGTTTTTTAGATTTAGTAAATTTATTGGCATGAGATAGATGAGAAATAACACGTTTACGTAACGAACCTTTTGTCTGTCCTATATAAATCTTTCCATTCTATAAGTTAGTTAATTTATATATGACACTAACAGCATCTACCCCGCAGCCAGTATTTATAAATTCAGTGATTGTCATTTACTTTTGATCTCCTAAAGTATGGCTAATTTTAAATCTTGATTCTTCTTATCCTTAAGATAAGCAATTACATCTTCAAGACCATTACCAATTAAATCAGTACCAAAGTAATATTGAGCACGATTCTTTCTAATAATGTTTTTAGCAATAGCTTCTTCAATTACGAAGTTAATTTCTTTATTAGGGTTATTTACCCATTTCATCAAGAACTTAGAAGGATCAGCTTCAATAAATTCTGACAGTTTAGCTTCAGCAACCTCATTAGACATAGAATCTGATTTCATACCATAGAGACGTAAACACTTACGCATTTCTTCAGTAGACATCTTATCCATCTCTCTATATGCTTCACGCTTAACTTTATTGAACTTGTTCTGTTCTTCTGCTTCACTATCCTTATTAATCATAACATAATCAGTGCTAGGCTTAATATCGTTAAGACCATTAGCTACTCTCTTATGTTTCTTAAGGAATAGGTATTTTAATTCATCCTCAGGTCTATTAGTATCCAATATTAAATCCTTTTTGCCAATCTTAATAGCAAAAGTATCCCAAAACGCACTATTAGGAGATAACTATCCCTCAGGATAACCAATTTCTTTTTCTAATCTAGTTGCATCTTCTGCAGATAAACCAGTATATAAATTACCAGATCTGGTCCAGTAAGAGCTTACATAGTCAAAACATGTAGGCCATTTAGTAATCCCAGTCCAGGGATTAGTTTTAATTATTCTAACGATTACTTCCATAATTATTAATTAGATTGTTCAGTTAGTTGTTCTTTATATTTCCAGATATACTTAAGGTTTGAAAACGATCTAGGAGTTAGCTTACCGTATTCTCCTTTTAATTGCCGTTGTATAGCTCTTCTATCACATCCTGTAGATCTACTAGCTTCTATAATAGAAGGAAATTCAGCAATTATTTCTCCAGTATATTTATCAATTTGGCATACTGATTTTGCTGCTTTCATTCCGTTTTCTCTAGCTACTTCTAACATTTTACCAGTTAGCTTATCTCCTGCCTTAAACATATGCTTTTCGGCAGCTTTCCTACATGCTTCCGATATTTCGTGCCCTCCCTTGTCCTTATTATAACCTTTTTCTGGATTAGTAGAATCATAGTAGGAAATCCATTCTTTCTCCTTTTTATCTATTTCTTTAGGACTTCCTTCTATAGTTTCTATTAATTCTGGTACGAAATTTTGAATTCCGTACTTTCTCATTGCTATATAGAGTGAGCAAGATAAATCGTTAGGACGTTTCGATGTAAATGCATGAGATATATGATCTGAATATCTTCTCATTATATCTCTTTTAGTTTGACCTATATAAACCTTATTGTTTATTATATCTGTAATTTTATAAATATTTCCGATCATAGTAGTATGTTTTTATTATTTAACATACTACTATAACGGAATATTTTAGTTAAGGTTCCTCAATCGCGGCGTTTATTCTGCCTCCATGATTAATTCTCCACATGCTCTGGGGTCTCTAAGCATAATACCCATTTCTCCAAGGAAGAATACAGTATAACCGTCCTTACCATTAGATCTCAGAGTATTAATAGACTTACCATAACCAGACGGAAGAACTGCACCACCAGTAGTCCAAGTTACGAATTCACGATCCTTACGAACTACCTTAACGATATTAGCTTCACCATCACGTCTACCCAGATCCAGGAATGTCATACGATATGATTCCAGCGGTTTCAAAGTAACCGGATGCAACTTACGATTGTAAGTAATATCGTCATACAGCGGGAAATACTTCAGGGTCAACTCGATACCATTAGTCATCTTATAAGTCTTGAACTGACCACCAAAAGTAAGGCTGTCACCAGAACCAGTTACAAATACAGTATCAATAAGGTTCATGTTAACTACCTTTTCCTTCAAAATTCTATCGAATTCACGGATACCCATTTCACCAGTCAATGCAACAAACTTACGTTCGTTAGTACCAAGTACATTATAAGACAGGTCAAATAGGAAGTCTTCCAACAGTTCTGCAGTAAGATGAGTATAGTAACGTCTATTAGACGGAGCAATCTGTTCCAACAGACCGGCGCCAATAAATACCGGACGGCCGTTAGTACCTTTCAGATTACAAGAACCATCTTTGTTTACATTAGATTTCATGTAAACCAAGAAACGTTCACATCTCTTATACCATTCACGCAGAGCTACCCATTCCTGATAATCAGCCCACAAATAAGACTTCTTACCAGTCTTAGGATCTTGCAAAGCAATAGCCATTACTGTAGAATAAGCTGAACCAGTAATATCATAGTTGATACGAATTGTAGTAAGATAATTACGCATCTTGAAGTGAGTATTATAGTTCAGGATATCACCCTCTTCACTGTACTCTTCAACAGCAGAAGCCAGACGAGATACTTGGCAACCCGGTTTCAAGAGTTCTGCAGGAATATAAGAAGTAGGCTGACCATCAGCTACAAAACAAGTATATACCCACAAGTTACCATCTTGGTACGGAGCACCTGCTACACGTACTTGGAATTCCTTATCGTCAAATTCCAATACAGCAGTAGGACCAAACCAGTTATCTTCTAACCACAGCATAATCGGTGTATTGCCAAGACCTGCAGTTGAATCATCTGTAATAGCTGCGCCATTCCATTTTGCATCTCTAATTGTAACTGCTCTATCGGCATCAATCATTACATTCCACTCCCAGCTCGGTTGGTCGATAGTCATTACATTACCAAGACCACCAGTAAGCATATCCAAAGAAGTGTTGTAACCATTATCCTTAGTTCCAAATACATAAGACAACACGGTAGCAACCTGATATGGATTCTATTGAGAAGCCGCAGAAATCTTAGCGGTATCAATCAAATCACTGAACCATTTACCTTTGTATAAAACTAAGTTATTTAGAATATTATTATCCATAAAATACTAGTAATTTTAATTTTTATTAGTTAATATTAATCTGCACGTAATCTTCGCGCAAAAGAATTCCACATAGACTCGGTGCTAGTGTTATCCTGTTTCTTAGTCTTTCTACTTACTCCTGTTCTATTAAGACTATTCTTAAACTTGTTAATAGCTGCATTTTGACCTTTTACTTCGGCGGCTTTTACAAGTGTATCTCCTTTCATAGTAAAGTAGGCAGACTCAATTAAATTTTTTACGCTCTTAGACCAATCTTTTTGAAATTTGGTCATACCATCAGGGGTAGGTTTGAATATATATTCCAACAGTATTTGTTTATCCTTTTCTGGAATTTTAACACCGCGGATATTATCCATGCCCTTTATTTCGTTGACAACGGTAACAAAGTACTCCTGTTGACGTTGGGCTGCGAGCTTAGCGGCATTTTCTTGGTCTTTCAATAGCTGTTGTTTCTTATTCTCTCTTATGTCCTTAAGGGCTTCAGCAGCATCTTGAGACTCATCTTCAAGAATACCGGCTTCCTCATATTTAGTAAGTTTCTTTTCAATCTATTTAGCATTAAAACCCTTTTCTTTAAGGAATTCTTTCAATACTAACTTCTGATTACTTTCATCTTCGAGATCGATATCATCAAGATCAATTTCATTGTCAATTGAGAAGTAATCTCTCAAATTACCACCATTCTTAACAAACTTATCAAGTTGCTCAACTTCTTCACTAGCGTATTGTGGTACTGAGTTTTCTTCAATTACATCGTTAAAGTAATCAATAAGATCTTCAACGGTCTTGGGTTTATCATCATCCTCAATGTCATCCCAACCTAACTTTTCAGACAAAGAATCAAAGAAACCTGTTACTATGGTAGTTTCATCAGTAGACTCTTCTGGTTCTTCTTCCTCAACTTCAGGTTCCTCTGTTTCTTCCTTTGTAGTAGTTTTAGGTTTAGCTTTAGATTTAGATTTTACTTCTTTATCTTCTTCTTCAAGCTCTTCCTCTTTCTCTTCCTCAGTTTCAGTTTTAGTATTCTTACGAATATTATTTAACTCTTCTTCACTGAGTTCTTCTCCTACTCCTTCAAGATCAATTTTTGTTTCTTCCTCTTCCTCATTAGTAGGAGAAACAATAGGTTTATTCTTTACACTTGCTCCTGGCATGAGTTCTTCAAACACCTCAAAACCGTTCAATGTTATATTATCCATAATTATATATAATTAGATTTATTATTTTTTCTTTCTTCCTTTATGTTTCCATTTTTTCGCATTCTGAGCAAAGATAGCCCTCTTACGTGTCAATGGATTTTTACTATGAGTAAGTTCTTCTGTAGTTTTACCAGTTCTTTTCTTTAAAGCATTGAACTTACCTCTATTCTTTTTCTTTATATGAATACCACCATACTTATATGAAGGTATGGGATATTCCGGCATGATACCTGTATAATCTATCAGATCACTCATTTTTATTATTATTAAAGTAAGCATTAGCTCCTAATGCAGTAGTACCAAGCAACGGAATAGCGTTAAACCATTTAGTATATGCATTAATATTCTTATGCTGTTTAAACATCTTCTTTATAGGATCACTATCAGACATTTTATCTAGATACTTCTTAAGTAGAGTAGACGATACTGGTTCATCTAAATTCTATATATCTCCATTCTATTTGAGCATAGTTCTTAGCTAATTCATATAAGCTTTCTATTCTGTACCTTTTCTGTAATAGTCAGTAGCGTCTGTCTATTTTAGTGAATTCTCTAACTACTTTAACATATTATTATTGACAGATGTATCTATATTTCTACTAATTATATAATCAGTATAATGATTCATTTCGTGATTAGCTAATTGCATAGGATCTCTATACATTCCTGTATTTACCCATAAATCAAACTCATTAGGTTCTGCTCCTACTCCAGTCTTATTAAATCGTTCTTCTGCAAATGGTTTAGCCTATAATCTTCCAGAAGCTACCATATCTTTGGGTTGAACTTCAGGTAAATCAAAGTACCTATGTTGATACAAATCATCAAGCAGATCATAAGTTTCACTATAATTAGTACCGAATATTTTATCTGCCTATTCAGCTCTATTACGGTAAGGTATCGTATTAATATCTTCTAGAACTCTATTTCTAGAATTAGCTATATCTGATAAATAATCTCTTTTCTTACTAATATTACCTAGAGCCTAATTTATTAAACTTTGTTCAGTTCTATTTACAGTAGGAATGTACCTAGCAGCAGCTTTTACATTTCTTAAACCACTAGGAACAAAAGGTAATACTGTAAGAGCGGCTAGTCCAGCACCTAACCAATCTCTATTCTTTACTGCATCATAAGTATCTTTAACCGATATAGCATCACCAATAGGAGTCATATTAGCAGCATCTTCAATACTAAATACAGGTTTTAAGCCTTCTTCTAAAGGTCTACCACTACTACTTCTACCTGTAGCTTGATAGAATCTTTCCTTCTCAGGATCACCTGTCTGACCACCATCCTGAAATGCTTCTACCTTCCAATCCCAATAGCCTTTACCGGGATTATTCTCCCGGTAAGACTTTAGGTTTTGCATTCTCTATTTAAATGCTTGTCTATCCATAATCTTTCAATTATTTCTTTCCGCCTTTACCCTTCTTAGAGCTGCCAGACTTCTTACCTCCACATGCCATAATTAATTCCTCCTATTATTTAATTGTTTTAAGATACTGTCTCCAATTCTTCTTATTAGCCTTATAAGTCTTCTTTCTATCCTTAATCTTATATTTATCAAGATCTTCAGGCTTACGTGTTTTCAGATAATCAAAGTTATCGTCATTAGCATAAGCTTCCATCTCATAAGGAATAGTATAGTAAGCACTAGATGCAGGGTATATAATTGGGTTACCTTTAATCCATTCCCACACATAAGACCAATAATAACTTATCCATCTCTTTTTATCTTTAGCTTCATAGAGATGAATATTTTCATGATTCCAAGTAGTAGGCTTAATCTGAGATTCAGGTTTTCTACTTAACAAGTAACCACACCAGCTCATTGCAGAATAACCGCTAAATGGATAGTGATCCATATGTTTATATTCTACTTTATCTGCTTTTACTTTAGTGAATAGCTATTTAATTATCCACCATGTTTCTTTAAACCAATTCATAATTATTTCTCTCCTGTTACTTTATTCTTAATCGCAGTTTTGGCTTTTAATCTTTCTCTCTCCATTGCTGCCTTGTCTTTGGCTGCTTGTAACTTCATTTCGTGATCCATTCTTTCCCTTTCAAGCTGATTTTTCTTATCTTCTATCTCTTTCTTCATCTTTTGCTCTCTAATCTTAGCATTGAATTCAAATTGTTTAGAAGCTTCATCAGATGCTTGCTTACGTTCAGCTAAAGCTTGCTGGGCTATCTCTACTGGATCCGGAATTCCATTACCATCTTGATCCATATTCTCAGCACCTCTATAAGCATTAAGTTGAGCTACAGTAATCTTAGTAGCATTATCTTGATCTATCTTATATTTTTCAAGATCCATTTCTGCTTCTTTAATCATAAGCTCCTCTTCCTTAATCTCATTTTGCATTTGAATAGCTTGCTGTTCACGTTCTGCTTGAGCTTGTTCCATAGCTTGTTGCTGCTCCATACGTTTTTGCTCAATTTCCTCTAATCTAGACTTAATCATACTAACATTATCCATAGTAATGATTTCAGCTATATCGAGTAAGCTAGCTCCGTTCTGCATAGCGGGTTGCATTAACTGCTTAAGTGTTTCTATATACTGTTGATTCTTAGTAGTATCTTCTATAAAGATATCAAAATCCTCATAAAGCATATCATCTGATAGTGTTAAGAATGCTCTAGTAGCATCATCTAATATATATTGTAGATGAGTTTTACTACCATCTTTCCAAGCCCATCTAGCAGTATTAAGCAACATAGTTAAGCATTCTCTCTTTACCTGATTGTGTGTCCAGAACCAAGGTTCAGTAATGTGAGCTGATTGCACTACAGAACGTTCTACATTACCTACTAATTCATTAGATGTAATAGACCCTTCTCTTTGCTTACTAATTCCAGATATCTCAGACAGCATACTTTCAATCTTATCCATAAGATTAATATACTAGTCTATGGTATTGGCCATAGTAAGATCAAGAGCTGTAATCTGATTAAACTAACTAGGTTTACCCCCTTCTCTACCAGGTATGTCCCATCCTTCCTCATACGGATTAATAAAGTTTACACCAAGAGCAGATAAGTAATGCATCCATTTAGAAACATCTATATTCATAGATTTTGGTATCTAAGTAATGTCCATATTTACTACTTTACCTTTATCTCTAGCCATAGCAAGCTCAAGTCTATACCATAGTACAATATACATATACTGTAATGGTTTCATCATACTTACTAAACTACGAGGTCTACTGTTTGTATTATTATATACTACTCCAGTATAAGGCAATCTCTGAGAGTTAGGATTATCAGATGAAGTATATTGATATTCTAATGGTTGTATTCCTATATATAAGTCTTCACCGGCTCTATATCCTTCCCATACTTCAGTAATCCATTTCCATTCTATATTGAGTTCCATCCCTGTCTCTTTATAGCTCTCGTCTACCTGATATTCTTTAGGCTCGCCTAATTCAGGATCAATTATGGTAACAAAACCTATTTTCTTAAACGATTTCCAGCAACAATGCCATACTTTCACACTATTAGTACTATCAAATGGATTACTGCTGAACCCGTTAATAGTATGAGTCTTAATATGAGTGTAATCTAAAGATGTCTTTCTTACTTCGGGATTTATACCACCCTTAGAAGCCTAATCCATCATCTCCAACAGCTAGTTTAACTACTTCTCAGACATCTTATCGTATAATCTATCATATAGTTCAGTTACAGACATATTCATTTCATAACAGCACCATTCTGCGTCATGAATGAATTCTAAGTCAGACGTTTCAGTATCATAATCAAAGTAGATAGGATTAACACGTTCGAGGCACGGTTCTCCATTCAGTATACCTACATAGTATATCTCTTCACCACCAACTAAAGCATCTTTCCAACCTTTGAAGAATTCATGAGTAATGTTTAACTTATTTTTTAAGTAATTAAGACTGTGATATGCAGTTACTTCTGCTATATCTTTATAGTCTTTACTCATGTATTTTTGTATCTACTAAGGAGTCATTATCTCACCATTCTGTAAAGCTTCCTAGTATCTAGCTTGTTCTTCAGGACCTAATTTACTCATTATAGTAGCCTGAATGTAATCTATTAAAAGCTATTTAGCTCTATCCTACATTTCACTAGCAGCTATATCACTTGTACGTACTACTTTAAAATTGAATGGTCTTTTGGTTTCTTCTCCCAACAGTAAATCTATCTTAGGCTTAATTATATTATAATCCTAAGCCATTGCAGGAAAGCCGTCCTGCTGTTTAAAAGGATTAGTAACATACTTTAGATCTTTTTCATTGTATATACTATTATAAAGATCATAGTACGTCTGCATCTCCTCTCTGCGAGTTCTGTTATTACCATTTCTAGAACCTCCTAAACTACGACCTATAACATAGTCTATACAACTTTCTTGCCAGTCTTTTGTCTTCTTAGACATAGGAAGTTTCTGTATTGGCATTTGATTAATATTATTCATAATTAAAACATATATGCTTCGATGTTATCTATAGCTTCGTCGTCACGAAACCATTCTTGAGTAAATATAGGGCCTTCAAATAATACCCTATTTTTATTCTCTTTTTTAATCTCTTTTACTTTAACGTTATATAGCTATTCTCTATATATCATTACTTGGGTCAACGCCATTACACGGTCTACGTTAACTACATCATTTGCAGCTATAAGTTCCTCTAATAGCGGTTCCGACATTATATTGTATAAGTTCTTCTTGCCATCCGCATTAATATCGTTAAGCCAGTCTTTTATTAGTCCCCATCCCCACTGCTTGATCTATTTATTCATATGGCAACCCTTTTTTCTATTTACTTTAGAATTACTTACTATATCATTAATTATATCTGGTTGATCAGCAAGTAAGTAGTCACAATGCTTATTAGTAAAATAAACAAATATACCTTTATTTTGATTCTCATACATTGCTCTAGCATTATAGTATATAAGCAATTTACGCACATTTTCGTAGAAATCTTCTGCTGATTTAGGTCTACCAGTATACTCCGCTACTATGATATCTGAGTACTACTCTATAGACTATACTCTTTTATATATGAAACAAGAACCTAATGATGTAGTACTTGATTCGTCATAATCATATGAGTCTATACCTGCAATATATAAACCAACACTAGCATCTTTATTAGGATGTTCCCATATTACTATAGATCCAGTAGGGTCATCACCTATTAATGCTCCAGTAACTTCATCGCGTTTAGTTCTCAAAGGGTAGTGTGTTATATCTCCAGTTTTTTTAATAACCCATTTAAGGCTACCATCCGGTTGCCATACTAAATCACCTACCTATTTATGATTCTATAATTTTTTGTTAGTCCTAAGTAATGCTAACTGCTCTTGCAATTCTTTTTTAGGAAAAATGTTACCATTAAACTCTAGCATTGCTTCTGCTGGAGTAATAGGTCTTTCTGCAACGTATCTATCAACCGCTGCGTTATTAGTAGCATTAGTTATTACTACTTGCCTTTCTGCTAATATGTGTTCTAAAGACTTCTTACGGTATGTATTACCGTCCTCATCCATATATATACGTTTACCATTTTCATCACGTATATCTAAGTTAGTATATTGAGGTACAAAGAAACCGCATTTATTAGTAGTAGCAGACTCATCCCATATGTTATCAAACCCTAAACAATTATATCCATCAGGGTTATAGAACATATCCTTCATAGTCTCAAATGCAGAGCCTTCATCACCACCAGTACCCCATACTATCATAGTACCAAAGGCTATACCATCTACCTCTACAGAAGGTCTAGCGATTTGCCATGCTGCTCCTAATTCAGAGAAAGAACCACCTTCCTCAAACATAATAAGGTTAGCTTTCTTACCACGTACTACATCAGGATTATCTTTCAAAGTAACACCTATAATTTCTGACTTATAACCTAATTCTATGATATTACCATAGTCATCCTTAGTATAGAATCCAGCACGTCTACGCATCTAAGTATTAACTGATCGCTTCTTACCCCACGCTGTATTCTTATCTATAAAGTCCATATAGTCCCAAGCTTTAGTAAGAATACCATCGTCTGTTAAATACTATTTATTTGATGCATATATGAAAGTTTTAGAGTATGGTATTAGATAGAAGTTACGGCATGCCATAGAACCACCTTTGTATGAAAAACCTTTACGTCTAGACTTAAGTAGACATAAATGCTTACCCTACTCTTGGGCTTCCTATACTGCATTAAAATAGTAATAGTCATAGTCCCAGAAGTCAGGGAAAGTTACTTCATTCACACGTTTTACTTTAGTATTACCTAACTCATCTGTAGTAATATGATTAACTATACGAGATATAGGACAATAGTTTAAATAAAAATAGTTATACCCGCTAATGAAATCTCCATCATCAGCTGTATAACCATCTACACATCTTTTACTTTCTTCATCCCAGAACTTAAAATATTCTGAAGTAGATTCAGGAAAATTACAATAACTACCAGTATTAATAAAATTTAACGCAGCCTAACGAAATTTGTTTGAATTAATTATTTTCTTATTGAAGTCTACCATCTGTATTTCCTCTTACATAAAAGGGGCGCGTTTCACAACGAACCCCTTCCATTCAGATAATATTTATTAACTTAAAATTTTCTTAATATGAAAAATATTGGGGAGATTTCCAATGACTGCAACCTAGTTTCTTAATCTAGGGATTTATACGCCGTATATTTAGTACTCCCCACCTGGGCTAACATTACCCCAGACTACCTGTTCACGATAACTACCTATCCAACAAGTTTCCTTCTGCTATTATAGTTTCAAAGGACTAGTATTTTTTTAACGGTAAGTAGAGGGTCATTCTTATCATATTTCAGAAGTTCGGATACTACCCACAGCTACTGCAAACTTACCGTTATTGGTAGCCCCACTACGACTCGAACGCAGACTAAGAGGGTTAGAGCCTCCTGTGCTAACCATTACACCATAGGGCAATACCACGTGTATATTCTTACCCTACACGTAAGGGTTCTGATGGTTTAGAACCAAGATTTAATTCTTTGCCATAATGACTTCTTTACAGGTTTGTTCAAATATTCCGAAGCTTCTTCAATCTGTCTAAACACTTCTTCTGTATCCTTAGTCAAATCTATAGTAATCGTAAATTTCTTATTCATAATATTTTTATTTATACACTATAACGTGTTGTTAATATTTAGTTATATTTTAATGTATTATTTCGCCAACTCATACGGATTTACTTTAGCATCTCCTTTAACTTTACCTATAGCTAATTCTTCAGCTTTAACCATTGTTTCTAGTGAATCAATACTCTTAAGTACTCCACCAACGGAAGTCATGCCAGCTAATAAGTCCTTAATCTTCTTTTCATCTAAAGTATCGTCTAATGATTCTTTATAGTATTTACTTACACTATCTAACTTTAGACGCATATTGTTTAACATTTGTAGAGCTCTAGTATTAAGTAAGGTTTTATATTCATCTTCACAAATCAATTCTTCTGTAGTCAATTTGTAATTCTCATCATCGAATATTTCCTTTTTCAGTTTAAGTTCCCTACTGTCTTCATCCATACTTTGTACATAAGGACTATCCCATTTATTCATAAGTACAATGTAACTTATTACTTTAGTAGCATGCTCCTTATCAGGTTTATCTGCATCCCACACTCTTCTAAAGCATGGGATGCCTATAGCATCTGGGTGTATTTTTACTTTACCTCCAATAAGATCAAATAGTTTCATTTGTAAGAACTTGTTTGTTATCTTCTTTGTTCCATCTTATAAGATCGTCTTTAGCAAAAGCATCAGAACAGACTATCGGCTTTAGATTCCACTTACTACTTATAGTATCATATTTACTTAATATAAGTACAATGTCTCCTAGTTTATAGTCTATTACTTCTTCTTCTGTTATTATTTGACCATCCTACTATGCTATATATATAGTTCTACATTCAAAGTTATCAGATATATTTTTAATGCTATTGGTATCTACTTTATATAAAATAGCATTACCGTATTGATCTATCAATAATTTATCCATATCAGCAATCACGCTTTACAGTTTCACAATCACAACCACAATCACAATCAATATCACAAGAAGTAGCTTTCTTTTTTTCTTCTTGCTCCTTTTCTAGCAATCTGTTATAGTGATTCTTTACTTCATCATTCTCAATAAAGATGTACTCTGCATCACTTTCTTTATCTATAGGATACAATTTTATTATCATAGTACCTTTAGTAACACTCCTTCTCTCTTTAGAACCATCTTTCTTTGTATAGATCCACTCTCCATCTTCAGGAATATACCACGTATAGTCTACATAAAAATGATTTAGTAAGCTAACATTTTCTACTTCTTTATCGCAACTAATAACGGTGCCTCTATCTACTGAACAAATATACTTAACCATAATAATCAATCAATTAAATAACCTAAATAATATTCTTTCTATAATCTCGCTATAATTTCCTTAGCACGTCCCATTGGTACATTCGGATTCACATAATCTGGTTTTATTTGATAATTCTGTATTATCTGCTAAAACTTCTCTATCTCCTCCTGTATGCTCTACTTTTTTATATTCTTCATACTTCTTAAATAGTATGTCACACATTGCATTTACCTGATCGGCTCTACTAGGTTCTGCACTACTCTTCCCATTATCTACTATAGTAGTAGTAATACTGTCAATTACATCATTTGTGAAATCTTCATAAGTAATTACGCCTTCATTAATTAATTCATCTACTTTGTTATACAGGCGCTTCATTTCCTTACTAAATGAACCATAGAGTGGTTTATTGTTTTCCACTTCTAATTTCCACATCATTTTACTTTCTTCAATTGTCATATTCTTTGTTTTTTAACTCATTACAGATAGTATTACTTATATTTCCTGCAGCCCATCCTACTAAATAGGCATACGCTTCATTGCCGTCTTTAAAGTCTTGCGTATATAAACCTAATTGTTCACAAAAGTAATCCGCAACGTGTACTGCCTCATGAGGAATCATGTCTGGAGTAATATCTTCTGCATTAGCAACAGCTATCACTATTACTCCGTATTTATTATCACTCTTACGTATTACTTTACAAGTAACCATTCCACCATCATATTTATCTATTTCTTGTAGTAATTTATTATATTCGCTTCCATCGTTGTTACCATATACATCAAGAAATATAAAATATTTATCTAAATCCTCAATATTAGTACTTACAAATAATAGTCTAGGGTATATCTTAGGACTATAAACATCATACGGTTTCTTTTTCATATCTTTTCTTTAATTTGAATTTACCTAAGTAAGAGAATCTAACTGGTTTAGGATCTAAGTTAGAGATGATACTATTAGTAAATCTGAACGGGCTGTTACATATTACTTCTATAATAGGATATGGTATGTTATACTTATTACTTAGCTCAGTATATATACTCACTTGATTCCTCATTTAAATCTATCTTTTTGTAATATTTACATTCTTCTAAAGTAGAAGAATCATTAAATGTATTAGGCCTTACTATATTGATTATAGCCTTAATATCTTCCCAAGTTCTATCATTTACGCAATTATCATAAACAGATTGTAGTTTGTGTATCTCCTGTTTACTGTACTTGCGTATAGGAGTATATGCAATAAAATTATACTCATCTATCGTAAGTAGCTCTATATTAGTAGGAATGATCTCAAACTTATTATAAGGCAAATCCTTTTTCTTTAATTTATTCCATAATCTGGTAAATATGTTATATTCTTTCCAACATAATATAGTGCCAGGTCTTACTATTGTTGTTTTAATCTTCATCTTTATTTACTCTTAATATTATAGTAATCTGTACTCTATCGCCGATTATTTCAGGTATAAGCGCCTTGTTTACTACAACTTCATCTTCAATCTTACCTTTAACTAATATACCTTGCTTCTTAAACCTAGCTATATATCTACTAAGATTATCAGGAGTAATACCTAATACTTTCCTAATATACTTCCTATTTTCAGTAGATATTACATTCTTACTTATGTTAGGGAGCTTAGGAGTGTTAATATCTATTGCTATGAACGTAGCCAGTAACTCTAGCTCCCTATCAGTAAGATCAAGTATACCATTAAGGCTCTTTAAGAATTCTGTATTTAAATCGGCTTTGCTTACGCTTTTTACCAATTTATTCATTTGTTAACGTATCCTTAATTTTATTTAAAACCTTATTTAAGTTATAATATACTGTCTCAGCTTCTAACTTAACACAAGGCTGTATTTCGCCTTTATTTGCTTTTTCATTAGTCTCTTTTAAGTTACTTTCATATTTCTCAAGTAAGTCATTAATGAGCTCTAAAGTAGCATCTACATTATACTTACTTTCATCATCAATACTTAAAAGATAACCTTCTTCACATAAGTAATCTGCAGTATCATAATCTAAAGACATCATTCTAGTATAATTATCTTCACTAACGTTAAATGACACTAAACCTGTTTCATCTTCTGCTAATACATCACCTTTCTTAGCAGAACCAAATTCCTTAATTACTTTGTAGCTCATAATATTTATTTTAAATGTTTATGTATCTATAAACGGTAGAATAAATAAATGTTAACAGATTTTAACATTTATTAACACTTATTATATAGATAATAAAAAACCCTGACTAACGCCAGGGTTCATTCTAACAATGAGTTAAGCAAATTTAAATTGTATTTGACATAGCAATTATATCATATGGTTTGACTAATTGACTATCCTTAAACAAATCAAAGTCCTTAGCAAACTTTTTATTATAAACAATAGTATCTCCTACTTTATATTCACATTCTGTTAAGCATGTAGGAATCTTCAATACTATACCTGTTGAATATTCAGACTCTACCTCCTTAGTTTCAGTTTGTGTATCATACTTATTGAAACCATCTTCATCAACTTCACCTGTAGGAATCTGCTCTGTTATCTCTTTAGTAACCATAACTGGTTCCAAAGGCTTAACTAACACATCCTTCAACATAGTATACTTAATTCCATTTACTACTGTTTCTAGTACTTTATCTTCCATAATATTCTATATTTAATACTCAAATAACGTATTATTTCTTATTTTGTTTCTCTAATATTAATATATTTCCGCCATTAGAACAACAATAACGTCTAGCCAAAGTAGGGCAGTTTTTATTTAAAAAATAACAGCCATCACAACTACCTATTGGATTAGACTCTACTATAAACTATTTATTGTCTATTGTTACTGGTATTCTATCTCTTACTATCTTTGCTAATTCCTAATCATTTAATGTCATAGTCCCTTCCTTTTCCGTGTTTATCTAAGTAAAGCATAGCTATTGCATTCCAAGCTACAGCTGCTAAGTGGTTTACTTTAGTTTCATCATCAACTTTATTACCCTTTTCATATTCAAGTAAGTGTCTTAACATAGCTGCTTTATATCGTTGGTAGCCATTCTCTAAGTTTTGCCAATTGTTATCACCATACTTAATAGAACCAGCAGTATAGAGCTTTACTATATCTTCGATCTCTTCTAATGGTAGTAAATCCCAACGTAGCTTGCCGTCTTGGTAATCATTCTTCTTTCCTTCTTTCATTGTTTATCTCTTTTAAGTATAAATCCTTGAGTACACAATGAAGTAATCCTAGAAGGGCAATAACAATTATATAAATCACATCCTTGACACATACCTTTTACTTCATTCTCTACTAAAGTATAAGGTTTATTACCAAAATAAACTCTTTTACCTAAGTAAGCTACTTCTCTAACTTGTTTCTGTTTCATAGTAATTATATTTGTGATTATCTAAAGTAGGAGTAATTAATATTATATCACTTTACTTAACTAGACACTGTTATTACTTTACCCCTCTTACTCCCCATATAACGTCTAATATACTGTCTTAGTTACTATTTCTTTAACATTTATTAACATTATTTATAGTTATTTAACGCTATTAAGTTCAATGTTTTTAACATTCATTAACGATTTTAACTCATCAGCTAACTTCTTAGCATCTGGATGAGCTGCACCACTACAACGTAATTCAAAGAAATGTTCCCAATCGCTCTCAAAGCCCGTCATTACTAATTCTGTCTTAGTTGCATTAGGGAGTATTGCTCTTGCTTCTTGTGGTTTTAATCCTTTATTTATTAGTAGTCTGTATTGCATTCCTGCATTGTTCAAACACCATAAAAAGTTGTCCGCTATACCATTATCTGAAGGCAATTGAATCTTCATATTATCAATATCACACCAATCTCCATCCCAGTAAGTATAATCTCCAGTAGGTATATTTAACCAAGTAGGTTTAATAAAAGTAAGCTCATTATTAAATTTATCCTTATTGTAGTTACAATATCTCTGAGATTCTTGTGCAAAGCTAAATACTCTATGTCTAACAAATTCATGACTTACTCCCCTATCACATATGAACTTAGCTGTAATACGCTTTTCATGATGCTCTGTAGGTTCTACTTGGTATTGTAAATCGTCCAATCTATTATTTTCTACTATTACTCGTAGATTAGTTGTCACGTATATTGAATTTCCATGTTTACGCACTTTTGTATATTTCTTGTGATTACCATCTGACCAATATAATCTAGCTGGCGGAAGGTGTCCATCTTCTGTTTTATCTATCTTTAAGTAAATAGTACCATGCTCTAACATAGCCCCATGACCAAGCTTAATCATACGATCTACAAACTCTTTAGCGCTATTCTCTGTTATCTTATCTTCAGACTTATAACAAGTTCTACCTGCTAATTCTATCATCTTGTAAGGGTCTTTTTCCTCAATAATTTGTACGCTGGATTCTATTAGTTTCATATTAGTTTAAAATTTCTATGGATATTATTTTTACTTGACTCATGTACACATGTCCTTCGTATTCTTGTAGTCCTTGCTGAACCATATAGTACTTATCGTCTATCTTTACTATCTCAGACCATCCGTCATCTGCAGGACCTATATATGTAGATCTATTATACATCTCTGCAGATTTATCAAACGGAATAGTATCACCTATTATTTCGTATTCTATATTCATACTATTTCTTTTTAGTAGTTTTTCTTATATATGTAATAAATCTTATATGTGGGACTCCTAGTTTAGATAGCTTCTTATATGTAACATAAACTGAAGATGTACAGTTTAACAAGTTATATGAATACTTAAACATATTAACCATGCATACTGTTATTTGTTTATTTTCTGATAGTCTAGTAATAGATAAGTGACGCTGTTTAAATCTAAACATGAAGTGGTAAGTACTGTGAATTATATTTTCTACTTGTTTTGTGTTAGTATTATATACCCAATAGTGAACTCCATTCCAGTTATATTGACTAGCTATTAATATATACATAACACCTTTAGTACGCACTTTTAATACTAAAAACTTAGTATTATCAATCTGTATTTCTTGTTGCCTATTTAGATTATCTATCATAGGCTCAATATGTTCTATATAATAATCTATGCTATGTTTCATATTATCTATAACGCAAATATTAAGAATAATTACAGATATTTAACATAAATTAAACATATTTTAAAAATAAAATATAAAAATTTTATAAAAAATTTTTGAGAGAGGTGGTGCGTGTGTGTGAAATACTACTCCAATTCATCCCCGGCTGTTATTAATCGCGGGAACACCCCCGCCAATAAAATCAAAGTATTATGAGTTTATCAGATTGTATTTTTATTCCTACTGAGGATGATGAGGAATATGTTGATGCATTAGCTGATGCATTGGAGTATTATGGAGGCTATGAGTAATCATAGCTCTCCTACTCAATTCATTCACAACTGTAATACCATGCACATTAAATATATCAAGATATGAAGTACAGAATTGATGCTTATTACAAAAGTGGTGCTGTTAAGCAAGGCACAAAGTTATTAGACAATATTGATGAGGCTATTAAGCTTGCATATGCTGTTGCTAACCACTACAAGTGTTACACAAGAATAGCCAGAGTTTAATCTGGCTATTTCTTAGTAAACTAACACAATTCATACTCATCTTAATAGAATCGCATTATTAACTTAAAACAAATATATCATGTATTACGTAATTGAATTAACTTGTATCGGCCCTAAAATCAAAGAAGTTTTTAAGAGTAAAGAATTAGCTGCGCAATATACAATAGCGTTGCATAAGAATTACCCTGACAAACATTATCAGATTGCTAAAGCAGAACTCGATATGGACGGCATCGAGTAGACTTAACAGGGGTGCGACTGTTCAACGCACATATTTATTAACCATTTAAATATTTAACTTATGTTAACTAAAGTTAAAGAGGTGAGTAAAAGACTCATCACAGGTGGCTTACTTTGTATAGCCATCGGAGTTGTTCAAGGATTTGCTGTACAGATGTTAGGCTTATCCTCAGTATTCCCTAACTATATTCAGCTATTTGGTATGCTACTAATGGTAGGCATCACCAGCATATTAATAGGTGCTATTATGCTATTGTTTATATGGCTAATAAACACGGTTAACAAACTCTAAGCCACTCTAAATGGTTATAGCGGGGAGTAGTGTACTCCCTACTTTTATTCAGTATCCGGTATTCAGTATCTGGTATTGAGTACTTACACCGGCTGCGCACGAACCCCATTCAGCTGCGCCTGCCAAGAATCGGGAGGGATAAGAAAGTTCTACTTATGTTAGTAGGTAATAAATGAAGTTTTAGGATAGAGCATGTACTTAGATGTCTCAAGTCCTATTACCCTTTCTTACTCTCCCATTTTTATTACATTACTTCACCAAGTAATATATAGCCCTTATAGATTATTCACCAAAAAACATATTATCATGGCAAAGTTTCAATTATTAAATCCAGTATTAAGAGTAGTAGGTCAAAAGTATGATGAAAAAGGCATACCCGTTGGAGAAATCAACAAAAATGTTCAAAATGCAGGTAACAAATACTTGTATTCCCAATTAATCAATCTTGATTGCCCTTGGGAAGGAACGCAAACCTACACAAGTTTTCAAAAGCCAGTAGTAGCCATATTTGAGCCACTACTAAGCAAGCAACATGGAGGCATTAGTCAAACAGACCAAGCCATACCTGAGATGTTCCAAACTATTGAAGGTTGCTACGTGTCTTGGAAATCACCACAACCATTTTACAAGAAGCACTTGTCTGCACATCCGGCAAACCCAGCTAAAGGTACACCAGCTATTATGGCAGGAGACATTGTAAAACAAGGAGGAGTTCCAGTAATATACACAGAATTAGTTGTATTCTGTCAATATTACTATGACAGCCGTGGAGAAAAGCAATGGATGAGAGGAAGCGCTCCTGAAGAAGTCGGAAGAGCAGCATTCAGTAACTACTGTATTCCAGCTAACGACACTCGTGCATTAGCAGCAGAGCAACCTCAACAACAAGAAACAATTGGAGGACAAACTATCAACACAGTTAATCCTAACCAACAACCTCAACAACAAGCTCAGCCTCAACAAGCTCAACCACAGTTTGTACAAGGCCCAGCTCAACAACAAGGTGCCGCATTTGACGCGTAACCACTAATTAGAACAAGAGAATAGCATAGCAAAAATAATGCGCTTGTTCTATATTTTTTATTAAAATAGACTCACAAAGAAAAAGTTTAAGGATAAAACCGTACAGGAAACTAATTCCGATTTATAAGTTTAGTGACAACTTGAAAGAAAGTGACAGCCTGGAAAGACAGGCAAATTTAAGATTGCACATGAAGATTGAACGCTGAAGCATGTGGTAACTAAAAAGGAGAGATCTAGTAGGTTCAAGGTAGTTCCGCTTAGTGTTTGCCTACTAAGTATCACTACACGGTCAGATGGGAGAAGTATTTACACTATCGTCCTTTGGAAGACTGACGTTTAAAAAACTCAATAACTTCCCAAGACATTGAGGGCACCAGTTTCTTATATGTTACGCATGAGAGGTCGAACATACTCCTTGCGATATAAGTTTTAGGTGTAAAATGCAATTTAATCATTAACTAAATAAACAATTATATGGATAGAGATACAGAATTAGGTATGTTATCAGTAATAATCACAATGATAGTATTATATCTATCTATATGGTTATTTAACTAAGATATACAGATTTATTTCGCAAAGTAATTATTCTATGAAATGCAAATTATCCTCATATGTTGTGAAACATAATTTAACCACGTTAAAGTATAATAATATAAGTTAGGTATGCCCTTATAAAGACTTAGGTAGCGCTAAGGACTATATTATTATACTTCTCTTCTTAATGCAACTACATCTCTCGTAAGCAATAACCGTGACAAGTCGGGGAGAGAACACATTTGAGTTTATGTGTCAAGAATGCAGAGTCAAGAAAAACATAATCCTATTTACTATGCACAAGTAAAGACCGATTATGAATCCACGTGGTAGATGCAGTTGTAGGTTCCAACTGGTGCACATCTTATTAGAGACAGCAACCAAGCTCGAAGTAAGCAGAGCGAAGACAATTAGCTATACCTCGATAGGCTTAATGAGGTGCTTAACAGTCTAACACTAACTGAACAATAAGTGTTAATACTTTAGTATCTAACTATTATATCAACACAATGATATATGAAAACTCGTGTATGATGTATATCTCCTTAATTAGGGCGTTACAACGTTCCAGAAACGTAGTATGAAGTAGATAGTTGTATAGGAAAATACAACACATTTACTAAGTTTGTTGCACAAGAAGATGTAAATACTATTGCTGAAAAATTAGAACCTTACAATGTAATTATATCTATAGCAGGGTTTTATTAATGAGTTAATGCAGTAAATATTACTGCATCTATACTGTGAGAATCAGTGTCAACTTTGTGGGGCTTATATTTAGACAATGTATGATAATAGTTGCAAATGTTATTATATAATCTAATATTAGTGCAGATGAAATCAAAGATAGTTCGTATTTGCGGTATTGCGGGATACGAACAAGTCAAGTCATTATAAGACTGGGTAGCGTAATACAAAAAATCCTAGCTGACCTGTAGCTAGGTATCTTTAAGGTGAGAATCCTTGACAATCCTGTGGGGCTTATATCTTTATCTCTGAGGAGTTCTTTATCGCTATAGTAGTAGAGAGAACTATTTACGGTGGACGGTCTACTGAATGCTTGAATGCGTAAGAGAATAAAGTATTAGTGCAGACGTTAAAATCAGGAACAATTACTATCTATCGGGATGATGTAGTGAAGAAAGTGAATAAAGTAGCATGTATGGAGGCCCGTAGCCCATACACGTCCTTAAATTTACAGTATTAGTATGAGCCATTTGTTTATTTAATCATCGTTTCATTCTAATTACAGATTGATTAATTAAGCATAACAGTAAGCGTACTGTTGTCAGTATATTTATATGTGAATATAGATATACTGATTGCACTCAAAAGCTGGCCTTCACGTGGCGAGTGTGTTAAGTAATAGGTCTAAAAAATCTTCCAGTTTTACCTATGAAAACTAACAGCTACCTTTTTATTAACTTTAATAACTATCAAAAATATGTATAAAAAACTATCAAATTTAAATGTTGGAGATATATTCCAATATGGAGACACTATATATGAAATAGTAGAAAAAGGAGTATGGCATGCAAAATGCAAGCATATTAATGAAACTCCTAAATCGGAATATTCACCTAAATATTTATTTATAAATTTTAGTCTTTATACTCGAGTTAAAGTTTAATAATTTTAAATGCCCAGATGTTGAAACTGGTAGACAATCCACACTTAAACTGTGGTGACCATTTGGTCGTGCGGGTTCGACTCCCGCTCTGGGTACAATTAGTAATTAACATTAAAATCAATTTATGATAAAAGTAATTAAATATTATGAATTAAATCGAATTAGTAGAATATTAGTAATAGCAATAATAACATATATTATTGGCATTCTAATTAAAAGAGACTACGAAGAGTCCAAAACTGTATATAATTTTGTAGATTTACAAATGAAGTACAAGAATTATATATTAGTCAATAAAGAGAGAAGTATTACCAATGATGAAGAATATAAGTTCACATTACGTAATCCTATTACAAACCAAAATAGTACTGTATATGTAAAGTACTATCTATATCATCACGTATATTTTGTTGGAGATACTATAAAGTAACACTTTAATCAATAAAAGTATGAAAAGAGAAGAAATTAAAACTTACAAAGATGCTTGTAAAGTAATAGGTAGAAAGCCTAGAACTTATAAGGATAAGCATTTAAATCTGTATGAACAGCTTAGTACAATTACAGCTGCTCTTAACTTTATTAGTAACAATAACAAACCTTGGGAACCCAAGTTTGATTATTATTACATCTATTCTTAGTTATATAGAAGAAGTGGATATAATAAATCTGCGGGTGTGTTCCATTTGTTTTCTAACTATGGGTTGGACCCTTCCCCTGCTCGTGTTGGGACATCTCTGAAGATAAAAGAAAGAGAGGATGGAAATTACATAATAGAAAACTTTAAAGAACTACTCCAAGATTGGTTTTGGGGAGATTAATTACTAATTTTAAAACATTATCAAAATGGAAAATGAAATGATGGCGAGACCTAAACCGCCAAGAATAATAGTTTGGGTAGTATTAATAACTCTTGCCTTAATAGGCATGATGGGAGCAATAATTTACGCAGAGCGTGAAAACATTGCTAATTTCTTAAATGGTGTGAACCAAGAAGAAGTACAAGAAGATCCTCAAGTTATTATTGAGGAACCTGTAACAACAATACAGGATATTCTCGATATGAGAGAGCAAATGAGAGAAGATAGAAGAGTTGATAGTGTATTTTTAGCTATGCCAAAGGTAGTACTAATTGATATTTTGATGCAACATGGTACATCGTTGTCTATAAAAGACATGATTTACATATATGAATCAAACATATCAACGTATAACACAGTACTATCTGGAGCAAGAGCTCAAAAATATCTTGATGACTCTATACAAACTCATGTTATATCAACGGTTGTAAATGACTCTATTCAAAATTAAAACCAAACCTTCTTTCTGTTTTAAATGAATATTAGAGTCTAGTATACTCAGTCTGTGAAGATAGAGTATACGTCCTCAGAAAATGACAAGCATGTGGGGCGTAAGTATATACAGCAAGGTTATCGTTTATCCTCATTTATACAGGTTAATTGCGCAACTGTAAAAAACGGGATTGATAGAATAAATGGTATATATGATCGTGCGGACGTTAAAATCATGTACTCCAATAAGATTTAGTTTGACAGCTATTTCTGCTTACGAGTTAAAACTATAGTGAGAGTCATAGTAAGTAACGATTGTAGTCGTTTATCTTTGTCTTATAACAAATGCTATAAACTAAGTTGGCACTAACTTAATTAAATCCTGAGTGTCCAGGCGTCATTATTAACAATTTAAATTTTTTAGAAACATGAAAAAGATTGGAGATTTTTTATTTGTAGAGCAATGCTTTGCAGATATTGAAGAAACAAAACCTTGTATTATTAACATCAATGCTATTGATAGCATAACTCAGAGCTGCAATAACAAACATGGAAATGTTGCAGTCATAGAGACAGATAATGCAAAAATTATCTGTAAAGATCCAGATAATTTCTTTACTGAATTTGAGAACTTAATTTCAGAAGAAGAATGGTAGTCAATAAAGTAAAAGAAGGTCGTAAGTTAACTGAGATAAAGTTCAGCAACGACCACTATCTTGCAAATCTATTAGCTACTACTAAAGTACTTGGTATATCATTAGAACAAGCTAAAAAGCTATGTAGAACAGTACCAGGTAAAAGAGTAGAGGTTAATCCACCTATTGAAATTATCAGTAAATCAAATACTGATAAACTATTTGAAGAATTAGAAGAATATGAGATAGAAGTATCTATCAGCATTCCTAGTAAATAACTTATCAAAAGTAAAGTATGAAAGCAATTATTATTACATTTAAAGGAGAAATAAAAGATGAACATACACTAGTAACATCTTTAGCATCAAATATAGCAACCAATACAGATGCTAAGAACGTAGATGTAAGTATCTTATCAGATGAAGATGTGATGAGTGCTATGGTAGCTAAATGTTTAACTCCGACTGATACAGCAGTAGATAGACCATCTAATCCACAAATACCAGTAATAAGAGACTTCTGTAAGAAGATTATTGCATCTATTGGTTTACCTGTACTTAAAACACGAGAGCTATTAAACTCAGAACTATGTAAGTTCTTAGTGCAACAGAATCGTGAAGTTATTAGTGTTCCAGTAAGTATTATTGCTAAAGTAAATACTACTTCTGCATATTACGAACATCGTAAAGTACTAAAGGAATACGGTTTATCCGCATTACCTGAGTTATTACGAGATATTAATCCTCTATTTAAATTCTATTAGTATGGCAAAGAAGAATAATGAAGAGCCTCCAAAGGAATTTAAAAAGAAGCCAAAACATAAAAAGATGGAGCCCTATAATCGTAAGAAAGCATGGAAATAGATAATGATTGTCCTACACTTGATAATCACATCAACTGTAGTGAATGTACTCATGAGTGTAAACTCAGAATGCAACCAAAGAATAGTAAAGAAGTAGAGGTTCCGCCAGAGCCTCTACTCAATACTATATATTACTAATTTAAATTGTTAGTAAAATGGTGGATTCAGTCAACCCAAAGAACTGTTTAAGACTAGAACCCTAATGGAAATTGTTAATCAAGAGTACAATGGACTATACAACGGTCAACCACATTATATGTAGGTCAGGAGAAGGCAGGGAGTCTCCTGTTGAATAAGAAGTACAAATAGACAGGAACAGTTCTTTTTTAATTACTACTTAAATTTATCAAATTAAATATTATCAACCAAAATTAAAAGAATTTATGGCTAAAAAAGAAAGAGAAGCATTAGCTTTTGTCCGCAAAACAAAAGGAGCTAAAGACATCTTGTTTGCTGTTACAGGCATGCCTGAAAGAACAACTGCGCCTAAAGAAACAGCACATTACATCTTATTCAGCGGTAATAAAAACAAACGCTATAAGATGAAAATTAATACCTGTGAGTTTGAAAATATCGACGGTAAAGTAAATCGTTTAAAAGTAGTATCTGCTACACCAAACTTTGAAGAAGTAAAGGATATAGAATTAAAGGAAATGTATGATAAGTGCTGTCCAGCATTTAAAAAAGCATTTCCGTTATAATGTCATATTATATGACTAACATAATCATTACTCCTACTCTATACGAGGAGAAAAGATTAGAAGCTATATCATACTTTAGTAGATGTAGCAAAGAAGCAGCACTAAAAATTCATAAAAAGAATAAGTATAAAGATATCAAATTAAGACTAAATGTTATAGCAGTAGCTATAATAGAGGCTAAAAAGAGATATTTTGATGATTGTTCTTTCATTAAGATTATATTATAGTGTTAAATAAATTTTATTGTTAAATCAATTAAACTGTATTCAAAATGGCAGAAAAGAAAATGAACATCCTCTTAGAGGAGGTAAACGGAGAAAACATCCAAGATGTGATCGCTAACTCTAGTAAAGTAACTGAAGACATTGCTACCAAGGCAGCTGAGAAGATTGCTGAACGTCGCAAAGAGAAGCTAACTAATGAGTTAGTTGCTATTGTACAGAAATGTGAATTTACAGTATCCTCTGCGGTATTGCAGGTTCGCCGTTCTAATCGTACAAACCAACGTATTAAAACCTACCTGAAGGAATTATCTGCACTTGCTGAAGATATCAAGAGTGGAAATAAACCTGTGTCCGCATGGGATAAAGAAGCTCGCGAGATGAAGAAGCAGTACGATAAAGACCTTATTGAAATCGGTAAGAGTATTGACGAATCTCAAAAAGAACTGCGTGATATCTTCCCGGATTCCTGGCAGTGGACATACGATGAGTTAGTACCCGGTGTAAATCGTCGCTAACTCAAAACAAACAAAATAAAAGAGGTTCCAAGCTTAGAATCTTTGAATCAATAGCTATAGTATGTGAGTCGGAAATAGTTCTTTTGAACTCTAGGGCCTGAGGCATACAAAGACCTGAATTAACAGGTCTCATACAGAATTTTTAAATCAGTTATGGGGAACTACCGTGAACTACTGATCATAAGTCTGAGATCGCGACAATAAGATTGTCCTCTAGAGATAGAGAAACGCCTTAGTCGTGACATCAAGTTAGACTGAATGATATGAATCTTTGAATCGTTTAAAGTATATAAAAATACTTTAACTATCATTCGTATATCATCAAGATCAGTATAAGAGAACTAACCATTCTCAAGACCATAGGGTATACAACTTTGGTCGGTTGTATACCCACATTGACTGTTAGGTCTATGAATCAGTCGTTTGGACGAGGGTTTGATCCCCTCCAGCTCCACTCACTATGACGTCTAAGGTGACTTCTATTGCTAGCGTTTCCCTCGAAGTAAAATGATAGGAAACGCATATGGGGCTGAATGAATTTGACAGCGACAATGTGAAGTAGAATAGGTCAATATGCAGATAACTGGCAATACAAGTTATGTAATGGACTACACTGGTATCGCAGCGTGATAACAGAGTCCAACGGCTAAGCTAATGTCGTAGAAAGCTGGAGCATATCAGGCTAGATCAGACGTAGGGGCTGTGAAGGGTTCGATTCCCTTCAATGCTACAATATTAAGTTTAATCAATAAATTAATTTGAAATGGGATTAATGAATTTTATTAGACAGAATCTTCCAGAATCATGGGAGAAAGCTGCAACAGAGATGAGAATGAAGACTGAATTAATAACTCGTCTTCATAACGTAGTACCTCGTGCTTATAAGAACAAGTATCACTACAAAGAAGGTATATCTTATATTAGAAGAGTGTTCAATACTAAATGTGACATAATACATTTAGTAGATGCTACTGATATAGATATCACTAAATGGAATGAATTAAGTAGTAAAATAAAAGAATACGAATATCAATGCGTGTAAGATATTTTGCTTGGTTTGACTCTAAACATGAAAGAACAGAGTTCATTAACTTACTCAGATCAGCTAAATCTGATATTGATGCAGTTAATAAAGTGATGCAAAAATATCCAGAGTTAACTTTATCAGAAGTATCTGGAATAGTAAATAACTTTAAAAAAGAAATTAATCAACCATGAGACTCAATCATCCTGGTATCTACAGAATTGTAGGTGAAAACTTTGAGCTTCTTGCCAATATAATTGGAGAAGTTCCTTGTATGAGAATTACTTCTGCACTATTAGTTAATGACTTAGTACAGAAAGGAGAATTCACAATACTACCTGAAGAATCTATTGAAATTCAGAGCGTATTAGCAAATCCTGACAAATTTGTTTTTCTAGAGTATGAATACTCAGAAATATGTTCATTACCATCTTATCGACAATCGATTCATGGTACGAAAATGCCTAATATAACTGATGAACAGTTAAAGACATTTACTAATAAATACCTCGAAGATATTGGAATATATGGACGAGGTGTAGCTGCAACTAAAGCTTATATATTAGAAACTACAGGCTGGTCATTAGCACAAATTAATGTAGTACTAATGAAAATAGCTAAAAGAGTAAAGCCACAATATGGTAGTTTATAGTTTAACAAACCATATATATACCACTTGGGGAGTTAAGTATAGTTCATTTAACTGGCGTCCTGAGTGGTATACCTTTTTAAGAATACAAAAAAGGGAATTAAACGAAATAGAATTTCATGAATCATATAGGATTAAAACTGTAAAATATTTAATATTTTGGTTTGATAATATGATAATACAAAAGATAGGAGTAGATAAAGATTTAACTCTAAGAGTACGCATAAGGATATTATGTGGATTAATCAACAATACTCCTGCTAGTGTACTTACTAGACCTATGAAAATAGAATTCATGGAATGTATATTGGATACTTATAATAAATTCTACAAAGATTGGTATGAATACTATTGTAGGAATGTACTAGAATTGCCATTTTAAGTCTATAGAGTCTTGGTTGACTCTATAGGCACATTAAAGCCCGTAATTATGACAGATGAAGAAAGACAGCAGCTTTTAGATCTGATCAAGCAGGCTAAAGAAGGTAAACAATATGCCTTCACACAGCTTTATAATCGTTATTACAGAATTATATACAATACTATATATAATATTGTACACAATAAGGATGTAACAGATGACTTAGTATCTATAACGTTTACTAAAGCTTTCTTTAAGATAGCTAGTTATGTTAATCATATTTCATTTGAGATGTGGTTAAAAACTATCGCTATAAATAGTAGTATTGATTATATACGACGTACTAAAAAAGAGAAGTATGATTATGAATTAGATAATGATAATAACTGTCTACAGGTAAGCAGTTCGGCCGACAGCTCACCAGAGGATTTGTACATATATCATGAGACAGATAGTAAGTTATCTGACGCACTAAGCAGACTTCGCTATAAGTATAGGTATATACTTGAACTACGCACAGTTCAGAATCTCTCTTACAAGGAGATTGCTGAACATCTTGAGCTCTCTGAGTCTCAAGTAAAATCTCGCCTTAATAAAGCGAGAGAGAAATTAAAACAATTGTTAAACTAAAAACATTTACTAATTATGACACCAGCAATTATTGGTCTACTAACTGTAGCATTTATCCTTGCGCGATTATTTCGTAGTACAGGAATGTGGTGGAAACTTGTTTTCGCCATTATGGCTGGTCTATTAGTAGGTATTTTGAGTAAGGAAGTAGTTAAGTCAGATAATGATAAGACTACTTCCATTACTAGTTTAGTTAGCACCATGAGTAATGATGATGCTTTAACATGCATGCAAAGCTTAGTAGCTACAGTGACAGAAGGTACTACCGTTCGCCTTACTGGGGTTGCAGGTTACATTGTTAAAGATGAAGAATTATTCGATGCACTAACTAAAAATAATACTTTTACTAATGGACGTGACTCACCAGAAATAGAGGATGATAGTTAACTCTTAAACTAATCTATCTTTTTAATTGTACTTAATAATAACTTTTATTTTAACACTTTAAAACATTATCAAAAATGGCAAAAGAAATGAGTAAGGCTGAAAGAAAGGCAGCCTTGAAAGCAGCAAAAGCAGCAGCAAAAGCTGAAACTAAAGTAAACAACACTGAGAACAAGAAAGAGGAAACTAATCCTCAGGTAGATAACAAGCCGAAAGATGCTAAAGTAGAGGATGCAAAGAAAGCTCCTACTACAGCTAAGGAAACTAAGGTTCAGGCGAAGAAGGATGCCCCTAAAAGTCCGGATAAGCCTAAGAAGAAGGAAGAGAAAATTCCTACAATCATTCCTGAAGATGCAACAGGTAAGAACAGCCCTGAAAAGAAAGCTGTAGAACGTGCTGCAAACCTTATCACAGGAATTCCTACGGCTGGTATACCTATTGGTTCAAGAGAATCATCTGTTGATGGTAAGGCTATGTTAGCATTTGTAATGCAACAGCGTTACGCTAACAATGAAGAACTCAAGAAGCACTATCCTGAGTTATATGCAGACATCAATCGTAGCATTGATGTAGTTACTTTGTTAGCTCTTGTCGATGTACGTCAAGACTTGTTCGACCGTGGTGAACGTGGCGAATTGCAGTTACAGATAGCTGCAGACCAAGTATTACCGCTGCAAAGTATGGCAGAAATGCTAGGTATTAAACTAGCTCCTGCTAAAGCTCTGCCTGGGAACGATGGACAAATGTCTATTAACTTCTCAGAAAGTGAAGTACCTACAGAACTTGCAAACAGCAAGCCAAAAGTAGAAATTCCAGAGCTTGATCCTAACAAGATTGCTAATGATGAGGAATTGAAAACTGCCCTTAATTACCTCATCTCTAAAGAGAAAAATGTGGCAGAAAATATAGTTAACACTGTAGAATGGTATCGTGTATATCGTGGCCTGAAAGAAACTGATGCAGATAAGAAGCTTGCATTAGACGAGAAGACAGTTACAGATTGGATCAATGAGATATTCTCTATTATCCAGCCTACAGCTATCATGCGTGGTTTAGGTCGTGCTGTATACTTATATACTTCACAGACAGGTTCACCGTGTATGGCTCACTCTATCATGCATACTCACATGTCTAAAGCCGGTTGGAGTGAAGAACAAGTAGCAGAAGCATTACGTGCTTTAATTGGAGAAAACTTCCGCTATAAACTGAAGGATGATCCTGAAGCAAAGCCGGAAGAAGATAAAGCAATTAATGCTATTACTGGCTTACTGGGCAATGACTATATTGATAAGTTATTTGCCGACTATACTATTACTACTGATGGTGTAGAGGACAGTAAGAAAGTTGAACTTGAAGCTGCACGTGAAGTTGCCAGTAAAGTTCTAAGGAGTATTCGTACCAATTACTTTGACAAACAGAAGGAGACTCCTACGCTTGATAAGATGCGTATGGTTGTAGGTCAGATTATTAATCTGTATCGAGACCCAGCTGATCGTCTTGCAGAGTATTGTCAAGGAGATTTAATAGCTCCAAAGGAAGACGAATACCCAAAGAAGGAAGAACAATCTGAAGGAACTGAAAAAAAAAACTAAACTGGTTTAAAAAGTTTCTTTTGAAAATTCATATCCTAGAAGAATAGCCATTCTAATAAATATCATATCAAATGAATAATAGAATGTTAACTGTAGTTGGAATGTTTGTTGTCAGTGTATTCATTGGTAGGCAAATGTTCGCAACTACAGAAGTTATACAGGCACAGCCTGTTATACCCTCTATAGTGGAGTTACCTAACTTCCCTAAAGTAATAAAGGAGGAGAAAAAGTCTGTAGATGAGATAAATGTCGAAGTCGACTTATCTACATTAGAAGTATCTGTGAAAGGAACAACAGACGCAAAAGTGAATGTAAAAACTACTGGCGAACCAAAGCCAGTAGTTAAGTGGAAAACTAAAGTAATAGAGAAGACGAATTCAACAGGATATCCGAAAGTAAAAGCTATAAGTAAGGTATCTGATGACGAATCACCGACAACTCCATTAACAATAGTAGATAAATATGAACAATAAAATTATACTTCAACAAATGATACGTTTATCACGTATTATTAAGGACTCAAGAGAAGCAAGAGCTAAATTGAATTCTATTCAAGCTCAAACTGAATACTTTATAGTAGAAGGTAATCAGTCTACTTTTATTAGAGACCAAGCTAACAGTAGTATAACTAATTGTTTATATGTAGAACAGTACTTACGTTCGTCTGTAAGTAATGCTTGTAAATGTTTGGATGGTTTTGATGCTTCAAAAATGGAACCAATAGACTACATCAGTAGTAGTGATGTAAAAAATAAGTTTGTCGACATATGTCTAGGTAAGAAAGTAGTAGCTTCTATTAATCTTACCACTGGTGAAATAATAAGCATCAATACACCAAAACAAGAAATAAAGGCTAAAGATAACAGCCCTACGGTAAAAAGTTAGTGATAATAACCGTATAATAAATACTTTAATTATATTACAGTTCGAGAGGAGTAAAACTGTAGCGTAAATCACTCCGAGGAAGTCATGCGGTAAAGTATACAATAATACTGGTCGCACCTGTCAGGGAGCTTGGAATCATTTCTCCATGGCCCGAAAAGTTACATGACCCGAGAATATGTTAGCAGCTAAAACTGTGAGATTACTCAAAAGGTAGGGTGTTAGCTTATGTAATTGAAAACTACATAAGAGGGGATGAGCGTGTACAATCCTCATTAGGAAGTGAGAACCGTTTGGGGACTTCTAAAGACGCAGTACTAAAGAGAAGACACACTGAGTACTAAACAGTGCAAAGGGAACGAAATCCCTATATCCGTATTAGTTTATCAAAAGCAGAATCAAAAAGGGATATAAACACGATGACGAAACAGGGACAATACGGTTCCTGACTTATTCCTTTGGAAAGAATAAGTAAAGCCGAGAGGCAAAGGTTAGTTTCACCTTAAGAAGCAGCCAGCTCGTGGAAAAAAAGAGATTGCAGATAACGCATTACCGGTCTCCAAAATCGGTTAACAAAAGCGCTACTGTGCGTCCAGAAAGGAAAACAGGCTAACTCTAGTGTTCAGTATACATCAGCTGTGATGCAATATGCAATTGTGGATATTGGAACTTATACTTATGAAGGGAGTAAATTACTAATACTAATGTAAGGATAACCGTGTTATGGTACATACTTATACAAAGTAAGGATATGAAAGCTGGATATGCAATGGCCCAAGTATATACTTGACTGGTTACTCATGGAGCAGGAGCCAATCCTGTACGCTATCGTAATTAGCGTGCTGCAAAAGAACTTACGTATAAGGGATGAGGTATATGAGATTGATACCGTCTTTCAAGTCTAAGGTGACTCATGAGTTTTGTCGTGTAGATGAGTATAATATATGAGAAATGACGAGACTAAAATATAATAGTCTAAAATGCGAGTATGAGGGCGCTATAACCCTGAACTTAGAAGCGAACACCTTTAGCAAGTGTTATTACGTGGTAATAAGTAAAATTAGGAGACGCAGAGAAAACTCCTTGTAAAAAACGGCAGAGCTTAAGCATTTCAAGATATGTAAATGCCTTTGATTTATTATACTAATTCATACCAGAATTTTGGATAATAAACATCGTTATGGATTAAGGAAGTAAATAGAGTTATTAAAGATGCTTTAGGGTTAGAATCCTAAAACCAGTTTAGTAATAATTATAGTATATGATGATATGCTTAATGAATCAATTTTACTTACGCTGAGTAGAGTCAGCTATGACAAAATGAACTCTAATTGTTTAACTTTTTAATTAATTGGGAAGTCCAATGATAGTACAGAGATTTCAAACTACTATTGTAAAGTAGGAGTTAAGGAGTACGAGTCACCCCGACTGCCAACCGACATTGCTGACTGTTAAGACACTCGTAAAGTACAATGCGCAACATTGTATGTGAGAGAACGCTGAGTCGTTAGTTACCTGTGTTGTTTCTTACACTGTCTCTGTAAGGGCAATAGTACACTTATGATGAAAGTATTCCATAAGCAAACAAGGAGACGATAATAGGTGGAAATCCTAATGTTCGTGCAGTATAAACAAACAAATCCTGGAAATGGTATAGATGGGTCATGCTATAAGCAATGAGTCTATGATTTTAGTAATGTTAGATTAAACGACCGTAATTCTGACGAATTTCGATAATACCGGACATACTCAGTAGGTTCTAAGGAACTGATGATAAAGTGGCTTATATCGCATCTAATCGCGTTATACGCTTACGGTGAGGGGTGCGTTGAACATCGCATAAGTTGAATTTCAACCGTCGAAACGGGACGATAAAACTAAGAAATAGCAGAGATTATCAGAAGTAACTCACAGAGTATTTCTCATAAATTTTCAATTTATTATTTTTGTGCTTAGTAGATTATGTGATTGAATTCACCTATTCCTATTCTGAATAGCTATTAAATAATCGAACAGTGGAGAGACTTTAACAATTTTTTGTATAACTATGTTCGTATTGGTATATCAAGTACGGACTCAAAAAGGAACATTTTTATGAAAAATAATATTAATGAAGCTAACACTCCGGGTTTAGCAGCTCAAATTTTAGCTCGCTATCGGCAAACAGCCCAGAAGTTTGGGCCTTTCTTTGGACAGCAGATATTTACAATCGTAGCACAGACTCCTGACCTTAAGTGGAAAGAAGATGTAGCTACAGGTAAGAATACTTTCCGTCAGGAAGTAAAAGCTTATATTCTCAAGGCTATTGATGTTGAGTCAGTTAGTTTACTTGAGAAGGATGTTGATGGACGTCCGAAAATCATCTTGAATGAAAAGAAGAATGATCCATCATTAGTTTTTGAGCTTGCTGATCCTGAATTTACCAAAGCAACCCGGCAGAACGTAATTGAATGTATTGAACGGTTGAGCAAACCAGGCTCTAAGCCTATGTTCTTTACAGCTGAAGAACTTCCTATGTTGAATGACTTAACTAAGTTATCCAACCAGAGTGTATTGAACTTCTATGAAGAGATGACACGTAAGTGTATGCAGTTAGCTGAAACTGTCCGTAGTTATATGGATATGAATCAGCGTATGCAGGTTGAATATTTACGGCAGTGCGGTTTAGATAATCAGGAAACTGAAATTCACGTAACTGCTACAATTACTGAAGAAAAATAATAGAAGCTTATGAACGGCAGACTTTCTTCATTGCGTGTAGAACTTCTGCGAATTCTAATATGTTCTGAGCCAGCCATATTGTCTAAAATTCAGATTTGGAATGGAGGACGTACCGAAACACCTAAAAAAGTAAGTATTAGAGAAGATGGACGGGTCTTTCTATTTTACGGAAGTGGGCCATTATGGTGGCAAAGATTATTTAATACTTATGAATCGGTAAGTATTATAGATGCTTCTATTAGTATAGCAGATGCAATTACTGGGTCAAATTCGACTCGAAATGAATATGCCTTTGACGAGATTACTAAAAGTATAATTGATGAGGCAAAGAAACGTAAAGATTTCGATTGTATAGTTGATATTTTGTTTGATTGTATGCGGAATTGTTCAGATGGGGAACTACATTCTAAATGGATTAATCAAGAGAATATCAAAAAATATGCAAGAGAAAATAGTATAACCAACGTTAAAGACATTAACCTTGAAGGGCTTAATGGAATAGTTGGAATTAAGACTGGTGGACGGGTTATTCCTATAGTACTCGGCCAGTTAAGAAAATTTAGAAAATATTGATTTGGATATTATCTTAAAACAACATAATTTCATAGTACTGAACTGGGTACTATTTATAGTAATTACTGCTGAATTGGGCAGTTATTGCTACACAGTTCCTTAACTCAATTGAATAGAGTAACACACTTCTAATGTGTAAGTTATGGGTTTGAATCCCATAGGGACTACTACTGGTAGATGTAGTTTGGTCGAGTATTTAACATTTAAAAACATTAATCAATATGAAATCAATTACATCAATATATTTGCTCGGAGATAAGAATAAAGGTAAAATCGGTCGTATTAAGGAAATTTCTAATGAAATTACTTTCTATTGGAATAAGATTAAAGAAGAAAATGTTATTCCAAAAGAGGCTAAACGTAATTATGACTTAAAAGAGTTACTTCAGAAGATTAAAACTCTATCTGAAGAGCGTATATTATTAAAACTGTATATGCAGTGTATTAATATGGGTTATAAGAAGTTTACCGAATTACCTAAAGATAATAACTATCTTAACATCTTTACTTTATGTGAAAAGATTGAACAGTTGTTTCACTTAAGTAAGATTAAGACTCTTGATCCGAAGCTTAAACGTTCTAAAGGAAAGAAGAACCTAGATAAAACTGAAGAGCTTACTTCAGCTTATATTGCAGGTCTAAAAAATAAATTACAATTAGAAATTAACAAAATCAATAAAGATATTACAGATTTTAATGAGAAAGCAGAACTCGATATTGAAGCTCCTGCTTTATCCTTAGCTGCATAAATATGAAAGAAGTTAGAAAAGCAATTTATGTAAGAAAGAAATTTTGGGAGTCTAGTTCAGCTTATGAGAATAGAGTCAATGTTCTTATAAACTGGGCTAGTAAACATCCTGAAAGAGAATTAAGTAGTATAGGTGTAGGTACTAATACTACTACCATATTTTATTGTGAAACGGTAGAAGAAAATCCTACTATAATAAAAGGATTTTTAAGTAAATAACTTAATTATCAAAATTATGAAAAAGATATTAGCAAA